TATTCTCGCTCCGCCCAGTATCGTCCCCTTCCCCACCGACCCATAACTCTGTGCGCCGCCATTCCCCTTCGCCAGAATGAAACTGCCGTCCGAGGAAGAATTGTCTTCTATGGATGACTCCCGAACGTTCCCATTTCCCATCACATAACCGTTGTCGGTCACCTCTCCGCCTTGCGAAACAGTACCTTCCACAACTCCATTCCCACCTACCGTGGCATCTTGGTCGAGCACTCCGGATTCCCCCAGAAAAGGCTGCCCATGAACCATCGAACTCTCTTTCTTCATCTTCCCAGAGACAACTCCCGCCAGCGCAGTCGCATCGTCCGACACAACTCCGCTATGCGTCACGACGGCTTCCCCGCCCACGTATGAGTTCTTTTCAACAACTCCATATACTACCGCCCGACCATAGACATTTGCCTTATCCTTGACTTTCCCATGGATGATTGCATTGCCGAATACCTTTGCTTTTATGGATACTTCTCCATCCTTCCCCACATAGGCATCTTCTAGCACCACGGCATCATCTAGCACCTTCCCAAGCACTTCCGCTCTCCCTCCTACGGCAATCCTCTTGTTCCCCATGACGATTGCCTCCCCATGGATATAGGCGAAATCGCCTATTCCAACCTTCCCAGATATCTGTGCTTCCTCGTCCACCCTCGCATTCCCCGCAACTTCTCCGCTATGAAGTTTGACGTCCCCGCTGACCAAGCCGTTCTGGAGAACATACCCGTCGTTGTCCACCCAGCATTCCCCTTCCTGGGAAAGATTCTCCATCTTCTCTATCCAGCCGCCCACCTGCCCCATCTCCTCGATGAGGATGGTCTTCTTGACCTTCTTCGTACCCTTGACCTTCCCATCTTCGCCTATTATCGGTTCTTCTGTTTCAATCTCCTTTTCGGTATATTTTATCCTCGCTATCTGATGGCCGAGAAACGAACCGAAATTTTCCGTGTTGATGATTTTCGGAGACCCTATGTCATATGGACTGTTTGTTTCAGGGTTGATGAACATCTCCACGAACTTAAATTTCCTTCTCGTCATCTCTCACCTCATATGCTTCCATCATCGGATTCTCCGAGCATTCCACCGTCTGCAACCGCTTCGTCCGCATCGTCTGCCCCGCCGTCCCAGGTCCACTCCCTCGTCAGACGGTCTTCCTCCATCATCAGCCGCTTCGCCAGCCGCTTTGCATAAGCCCTCTCCTCTTCGGAGAAGTCCTTGGCTATCGCCCACCTTTCCTCCGTGGGCTTCTCGAACATGAGACGAACCCTCGCGAACCTCTCGTCGTCCTTCTTCACCCTCATCGGCTTCGGGGCTGGGATGACCGCTGCGGGCTGCGGCACTCCAGGCTTAGACGTGTCTCCGCCGCCGCCCACAAAGAATCCCGTCATCCGGCACAACTGTGAACAAAAATAGTCGCCCGGCCCCTTGGACTCGAACTGCCTACCGCACTTCTTGCATTTTCTCTTCGCCATTTGAAACAAGCCTAGCCGACAACCGCATCATTGGAAGAACGGAGAATTTCCGCCGTCCGCCCAAGGGTCTTCTCCCGCATCCATGGCGGGATTCACCGCCCCGAAACCGTTCGCCCCATACTCCATCGCATTGGCGTATGGAGCCGCCCCCACTTCTACCGATTCGGCATCTATCGCCTGCGGCTTCGCAGACTCGACTGCCTCCTCTATCTGCTCCTTCACTTCCTTCTGCAACTGTTCCGCCGCCGCTATCGCCATCGGGTCGGTCATCACTCCGCCTGGATTCGGCTTCGCTCCCCGCACCTTCTCGATTTCCTCTTCGGCCTCCTTCACGGCTTCGTCGGGGATGACGCCCATCACAATCCTCTCCGTCTCCTGTCCGCCCTCTCCGCCGCTGACATCTTCAGTAGTCCAGCCTCTCTTCCGCCCCTTCGTCTGCAACGTGAAGATGATGGTGCTCGCATTCCCCGCCCGGTTCAACCTGTCCAACTGGTACTCCGCTTCGTCAACGATGTTCTCACCCTGCTCTTCCTTCAGTTCCAGAAGTTCGGGGTGCTTGTGTATGTATCTCGAAAGGAAACTCCTCTCGCAGTGTATCATTCCCGCTATCGTGTAGAGCGGTATGTTCCGCTTAAGACAGTCCGCTATGAAGATGTGTTCCTCTTCAGTGCATTCGGAAGGGTGCTTGAAGATGCCGTTCGCCGCCCTCATCGGGGCTTGGCTTCGCATCTCCCTCACCGACCTCGCAACCGATGGGCGCATCAGCGGATTCGCGGGATCCCCCAGCGGATTGCTTTCAGTCCTCTCTTCCATCAGCCTCGCTCCTCGGATTCCATTGAACCGTCATTCGGGATGACCATGCCAGCACTCTCTCCATTGCCTTCTCCGCGCTCTCCGTCTCCTTCTTTCCCCACCGTCTTCCGCACATCATCGCGACCTCCGCGCTTTGCCGCTTCCTGCTCCATCCACAACGGGTAGTTCGCATCTATCATGTCCTCCCTTACGTTCTTCACTTCTGCGAGCGGATACCAAGTTTTTGTTATCTCCCAGTCTCTTGGGAAATGTTCTTTGAGTATCCTGTTGTATGCGGCACCTGGCACTCCACCTAACGAGCGCCTTGAATACTTGTACTCTGGTGCTATGAAGAGTTCGGCTGCATCTATCGCATTCAGGAGTTCCGACCTCGGCCAATCCCAACACGGATAGAAAGTTCTGTTCTTCTCATTCCGTCCATTGTTCTTCCGACAATATATTAGCCTATCTATCGAATCGTTCTTGCTTATTCCTACTGCACACCATGCCCTCGGAAGATTGAACTTCATCCGAAGATATGCAAGAATGTCTAATTTGGAATAATCATGGTCTTCAAATGTGTCATCTATGTCTGAACACTCCCACGGAGACCTTTGATAGGCATATCTTACAAGGCTCATGCGCAAGTCTTCGCCTATCAACCGCAATATCCTTGTGTTGAACATTGCCTCCAGGTAGTCGAGATATTCGGTTACATGCTGATACCCTGGCAAAAGAGCACAGTGGAATGGAATGATTCTGTCAAAATACTTTTTGCACTGAAGCCATGCGCAGAGAGAGTCTTTCCCTCGGCTGCACATCAAAAAGCAACACCGATGACTCTTTCGAGAAATATCCCGACAGAGTTCATCGGTGGCTTCTGTGGTAAATGTCGGTAATATCAAGCCTCTCTCCCGTCCTGCCCAAACGACAGAATGTTCTTGGACATCTTTTTCCCTTTCCCAGCATGCCCATAGTTTCCGTCGAAGAAAGCCTCAACCTCATTCATCATCTTTCTGATTTTCGGGTCTGTCCTAAAATTGGCATACAGAATTCCTTTCTCCGCATTCACTTGTCCCCTTTGCCCCATTCTGTCTATCGCCCCTTCATCCAATCCTTCTGGATGTGCGCCAAGAATCTCTGCCCTATGTGCGGCGGCGAATGCTTTCTGTTTGTCGGAGCCACGTGCCCTCAAGTTCTTCTTGAGTCCGTAATACCCCTTGCTGGCATTTGTATATCCTCGTGGCGCTGGTTGCCCATTATCCACGATGCGCATCCTTCCAAGAGAGTCGGTTTTTACGAGATATGTCCGAGTTTTCCCATCATACCCCTTCATCTTCTTTTTCTCAAAGCCCGATGCCTTTTTCGCCCACTGTGTTTTCTTTGCCTGCTTGGATGCATAGTCGGCCTTGTTCTTCGCCCACATCCCTGAAGTCTTCTTCTTTGCAGGGGTTTTCTTGCCAGATGTTTTCTTCTTTGTAGCCATTTTACATTTCTCCTTTTAGAGTTCAACTCCTATAATTTGCCAAACTCATGCCGGTATGCCCTGATTGAAATCATCGTCAGGTTCATCAGAATCTGAAACTTCTTCACCCTCTTCTGTCCTAGAACCATTTGTTTCCCATCCGTATTCTGTTCCATCCATCGCCATCTCCTGCAATGCCGCTATGGGTTTTCGTCTCGGAAACTTCACTCCGCTATACTCTATTTTCTTTCCCACTGCTTCTGCCATCTTCAATCCGTTTAC